GACCTGTTTTACCAGCCTCGCCACTGTTGCCGGAACATTCATCTGAGACTGTTTCATTGTTCCATGAACTGCTTTTGCTACTTCTCCATATTCCGGAAGATCTGCAATTTCCGCTGTCGGGACAACTACTCCCTGTGCCGCTGCTGTAGCTTCGTACATCTTACAAGACAGGGAGCCGATAGCCTGTCCGTAACGCTGTGACAATGCAAATGCGTAATCTAAAAGAGCTTTATCATCTTCAAAACCATGTTTCTGAACATATGCCTGCATCAGGTCTGCTGCCTTTTGACTAATCTGTGACATCTTCGTTATGTATTTCAGCCACGCTTTCTTCGTTATCTGCATTTCCAAATTCCTCCGTCAAGATGCTATCACCCTTCGCTCTCTGCTCCTGTGCTTTAATCCTGCGGATATCCGCCTGATCAAATCCAATCATCTCAAGAAACACATCTGTTTGGGCGAAGCCTTCTCTTGCTGTGGCAATCTTTAATGCCGCATCCGTTGTGGATGCTACACTGGGCATTGCTGGATTCTTGAAGTGCGGGATTATTCCTTGGTTGTTTTCCTGTAGTTTTTCCGGGATAGTTCCCAGTTCGACAGCTAGAGCTATCCTTGCTATCCGTTTCAAAGCATCTCCATTCCCCTCATTGAGTTGTTCCGCTAAAAGGACCAGTGTTTGTGACTGAGCTAAGATTGCCTCGCTGGATGTTGGGTTCGCATCATTAACTACTCCGGTATCTGTTACCGTCAGACCTGTTGCAGCAGAAAACTGCGTAGCCAGCATACGGAGCATCTGTACATGAGGCTCGATGGAGCCTTGCGAAAGCTGTCCAAATTCCGGTTTTTCTCCTGTGTCTGGATTAATCGTGGAATACAGGATGCTGCCAACATATTGTTTAAACTTCTGACTTACCAACGTATCATACTGATCATCTGAGACACCGAGCAAGTATTTCTGTGGGGATGTAGCGAATTCTAACCCAATAGTGGCATTTGCTACTGTCCGTATATAGCCTTGTATTAGATTGCGGATTGGTTTCTTGAGTCGTGACTGCCCGAAAGGTTTGTCATGTGTTGCATCCCAAACGAGAGCTACCATGAGCGGTTCCCCGAAATCGTGTGACGTTCCAACAGCAGTCCATGCGCCTCCTGTCCTGTCTAATTCCCATATATCTGTATCCGTGTAAAAGGTCACATGCTCCGGGGTCCATGCAATGTCCGATTCATCTTTCCGGGTATCTTCAAATGCAAACCCATACCGTATGCGTCCTTTTTCAGCATTCCAATGAGCCACAGCGCAATTAGGGGAATAAAAATGTATCCTTGCATCACCTTCCATACCAGAAACGGCAGCAAAAGCACATCCGTATTTCAATTCTTCCCTGACCGCCTTGTTGTACTCTGCGATTAAGTGATTCCGTTCCATGACAGGTTCCATATTTTCTGACATGATGCCATTTTCTGTGACAAAACCATCAAACATAGAACGAGATGCCAAAACATCCACTGTTTTTGCACCCCATGCGCATCCAATTTTCAATCTTTGCAAGCCGTATGGTAATGCAATGCCAAGATTGATCTCTTGTAATGTAACATCTCCTTCGTAATATCTTTGTTTTACTGCATTAGAAGTCTGATAATATGTAAATGTTTTCTGTAATTCATTCAGCCATTGCTGTTCATCCGGCGGTAAGCCTGACACTGTTCCAAAATTCAAATTTACCATTTAACCTATCCTCATTTTTCTGTTTGGATTCCTTTTTGATGTCCGGCATCCCCATAAGGCCAATGCAGCTGCCTCGATCGGTGCAGAATCATCACCACCAAAACCCCAGCCTCCGGAGATTGGGCGCCTCACTGTAGTCGTGGCGGATTCATCCAATATTTCCTGATACCGATACCAGGAAACTGTCTGTTCATTGATTTCCTGTACTAACTGACTGGCAGCAGCAACTACATCTTTCCCTGTTGGCCGAACAATAGAGCTTTTTAATTTCCATGTATCTTTAATCTTGCCAATTAAAAAGTCTACACCATTTTTTCCGTCAATCACCACACAAGAGGCCTTTTTATATCTTTCATTCAGCCAGTCCGCAAGCCATTGTATGCCGTGAGCAGTCGTTTTCATCTCAATCAAGGAAATCCTTGCCGCTCCATCTTCGGAACATACTGCACCACACAGAGCGACCATGGCACCATCTGGAGTAAATTTAATACCGTAAGCTGTCTTTCCTTCGGGCTTTTTCTGATCAGATGCACATGATGCCCATTTTGTTTTATCAATCGCCCAATCCTGTGCGTTATTAATCGGGCTCCACCAACCAAGCCGTTCTCTGGCAAATGTGTCTTCGTCCATCTGTTCCCACTCCGCTTTGATTGTACCTAATTGCATTCTCTTTCCCAGTGCGGGATTAGATGAAGCCCAACGACTCTTATCTGATGTGTCTCCAATTTCTTTCACAGAATATTCTGTCCATGCAGTTGAATCACTCTCACCACTTAATGCCCTTTCTCGGATTTTCCGGAAAACGGTCCCTGTACAATTTTCATCAGGAGGTGTTCCCAAATAAATTGTCTGTGGATTCCTTGAAGCAGAGATTGCTGGAAGGAAAGAAGCCTGCTGTTCATTGGTAAGCTCCTGCGCTTCATCAAATATTAGACAATCCCCATGCAATCCTCGCCCGCCATTTCTTGTCCTTGCTACAAATTGCACGCGTCCGCCATTCTTTAGTATGATCTGTTCTCGTCCAAGTGCGCATTTAATTTCTTTCACGTATTTCACCAATCCTCGGGATTCAAAGAGTCCCTTTAACTCCATGAATGTTTCTGTTGCAGTTTTTTGCAGATGTGCCGTATAGATTGCCCACTCAGAAAACATTATCATGCCACTGGCAATTCTGCCGGAAGTAATCAGGGTTTTCCCGTTCTGACGAGGAACAGAAATACCGCATGTAGGAGCCGACCATGCATCATGCTGTGTCCTGCCCATCCAGTCATGAAGCACGTTTCCCTGCCAAGGGTCAACAGTGAGCCTCCCTGCTTTCAAAATCTTAGCCGCATCATTCCCGTCCGTATATTCACTTTCTGGTACAATTCTAACGGATGGTACTTGGCTTCCCATCAGCTTCTCGCGCTGATAAGATTTCTCCAATCTCGTCATCGGTCTCACCTACTCCCTGTATCTCTTCAATCTCTTTTATTGTTTCCCTGTACTGTTTTGCAAGTGGTGGCATCAGCTTGCTACCATCTTCATTCTTTGCACAGACATCTATCTGCGTTGCCAGTACCAGAGATAGATTTATTAGTTGTTCCAGCCGGTTCCCAGTACTGGTTACGGTGCTCATTTTTTTCTTTCTTGCCACAAAAGCACCTCCTTAAAAATTTCCTGTGTGTAAATTGGCGCTGGACGGCGGGGGTAGTCTCAAAAAGGGGTGGGGTTCCCTACCCACCCCAAAAATATAAAAATCTCATCAAATCCGTATTTTTAACGTATTTTCTCTTATTTTTGGCATAATTTAGTTATTTTTTCATTGTAGCTGCTACCAGCAGCACCACTCACATAGTAAAGCTTGAATTTCTAAAGCTTTGCCATCAATAACAGGAACCTCTTTAAAGCTACGCTTACTTTTGATAATAAGTTTTGATAATAATTATAACATGAAAACAATCACTTAACAACCTTTATCAAGACTTAACTGTATCAATAATAATAGTGATAAAATCAGGCTATTTCATACTTTAAGAAGTCCAAATACAGATATTATTTTTTTGACTATAAGAGATGTTACTGCTATTCACATCCGAATTTTTTAATTTCAAAACCTGATTATTGTTCATAGATAGAATTGCCTTTCTTACAGCACTATCTCCTAGTTCTAAGCATCGCCCAACATGATATGGGTTAAATAATACCTGCCCATTCATTTCAAATACTTCCACATCGTGTCCTTCAAAAATCATTAAGTTATTCATTGCAATTCTCCTTTCTGAATCACCAAAATAAGACGCAACCTTTCGCTACGTCTCGTGGTTCGTTTAGGGCGGTCAGGAGCATGCCCTGACAGGAGTTCTCCCCATATTTAAAAATGAGTATAAAAATACCACCAATCATTTTCTGATCAGTGGTATTAAATACGTCCTTCCTTCTTTAATTCCTTGATTTCTTCTTCAGTAAGTTTTTTAAACTTCAACGGCTCTCGTGCCCATGCTTCCTGACGTTCTATCCAAGCATGATCATCCTCTGATAGTTTTTCTTTTTCTTCTTTCACTACAGTATTACCTCCAAAACGATTTCATTCTTCTGATTAGATATTACTCTATATAACGTATCTTTGTCAAATAAAAGTTCTCGTTGTTTTTTGAATTTGCTTAAAGGTTCAATATATCCTGCTAATGAACCTTTTTTTGCGCAAATTGTAATATTATAGTTTCTTTTCAGTGCTCCCGTCTTTACTATTGATGTGCTTAGAAACTGTCCTGGAAAAACAATATCTCCCGTTTTCATTCCTTCAAACGGATTAAATTCCATTGTTCTGTAACATATAACATCATGTCTAAGCGGATTACGCTTCAATGCTCCAGACATTGCATTCGCGTACTTGCGAAGTTTAGGATCTTCTTCTGCTTCGCCACGTAACATTCTATTTAATCTTTCAAAAAATCTATTTTGCTTACCATCTACAGAATTGTAAGTATATTTTTCAAATGCGATTCGCTCAAAATCCGACAATCCATTTACCCACTGTGTAGTATCTCTTCGCATAATCTCAACAATTTCATTGCTTTTAAGTGGGTTGAAGTTCTTAATTTTTGTCATATATTTCTTTTCTGCATACAATTCCCGTTTTCTCGCATTAATAGCATCCTTATTTTCCTTATATCGTATTCTCCGCATGGCATTGATGTCTCCACCAGCGTTATTATATTCTTCCAGGTACTTATCCGGATCATATCCGGCCACTGTGCTTTTTCCATCAAACCGCACTGCATACTCACAGTCACAATGAGCATGGATATGTTCGGCATGTCCATTTCTAAGTGCTTTCTTGGACATATACTGCCATCCTCTGGATGCTAACGTAATGCAAAACGCACATGTGTCCCCATGCGGTATCCAGGCGAATTGTGCACCATCTCGCATAGCGTTTTTCAAAGTAGTATCAGCTCCGACCTGTTTTACCAGCCTCGCCACTGTTGCCGGAACATTCATCTGAGACTGTTTCATTGTTCCATGAACTGCTTTTGTCCGAACCTTGACATTTCTTAACATTCAGAACGTGAACTTTCTAGTTTTTTCTAGCGTTCCCAAACACTTTTTTACCTTATCATTTCTCAGCATCTTAACGGGTACAAATTCCTAGTTTATACTAGCATTTCCTAGCATTCAGAAACACTTTTTATACTAGGTTTCACGAGGGTCTAAAAGTGCTTTTTATGTAAGTATTTGTAAGTCTATGTACTCCATATTATCAAGCATGGCAGCGGCTTATCTAGTAGCTCTATTCGCCCTCTTTTGCGTGCGTTTATGTGTGCAACGCTGCATATCTCTTTCGCAACGTTGCACACCTTTAACTCTATCCGAGCGTTCGCTATTTTTATTCGAACGTTCGCCTTCTTTTCGTTTTGAGTACTCCATACCGCTCCAACTACTAGAACAATCTCTTTAAGTATTGCGTAGTAAGTTATACGCAAACTGGAAAAGAAAACAATCAAATAGCCACGCTATTGTTCCCGATCAGGCACACCATTCCTATACAGTTCAAAAAAATAACACGCATTCCTGCGTGTTTCTATCAATCCTTTTCATTTTTTATTATTTTTCGCATATACTCTTTATACTCGCCAAAACCTCTAAAGTAATCCCAATGAAACAGAATCCATTCCCCCTGCCAGCTCATGACATTTCTGTTTTAATTCTTGAATTTCTAAATCCTCTCTTAGCATCCGAATTAATTCATTCACCTTATTATTTTCCTGCCTGTTCTGTACCTGCTTTTGGTCGTATCTTTAATACCTTTATCAAGCTTTATACGGGACTCTCACCCGTTGATTATTGCGCCGGCGCAAAAGCTTCCATAGCCTTTATTTATGCGGCTTTTCTTTATTGGTTTGGTTCTATCTTTAATACCTTTATCAAGGTTTATCCCGGGACTTTTTACCCGGTTATAATTTTCACTAAACCTATAATATTTCAGACTATATTTTTCTTAGTTTTGGTTCTATCTTTAATACTCTTATCAAGTTCTAATCAGGCTTTTCACCTGGTTGTCGTACTCTGGCCGCACGATGATATACAGTACTCATATTATACAAGAGTTCTTTCTGGAAGTAAAGGAAATTTGTAACCATCATTAACACCTGCAGGTGTTTTATTACCTCATACAAATTTATACTTTTCTTTTTCGTCTAGTCATGTTATTATAATGGCACTATCTTTAATACGCGATAAGCGTATACCCTGCCGCCTGTATAACTCCGGCAGGGTTTTTATGTGCCAAAATATCCCCAACTTTTCCACGCATCTGGTAATTGAAAAATAAAAAGAGTAGGAGCGGTCATTTTGACTTTTCCTACTCTTTTTATGTCTAAGCTAGATTATGTGATTTTCTACAAGAAAGCCCTTTTATGTTTCAAGAATCTCTTTTTATACAACGGAAATGTAGTTTTATGTAGTTCTTTTCTTTGCTTCATATCCACGGGCTACACCCAAATAAAAACTATTAGCAACCAATGAAAACTCATCATCACTCATTCTCTTAATTTCTCTTATCTCATCAACATTTAAACCTGTATCTATCTTTTTACAAATTTCGTGCCCTGTTCTTGCCCCTTTTCGTGCTGCCCTAATAAAACGGATTTCAAGAAGAACTTGCGCCGCTTCTAATATCCCACCATGAGAAACTTTATATAAAAAGTCATCAATTTTCTGTATTTCTTCTGTAAGGCAAAAAAGTGCAAGTTCTAATATCTCTTTTTTGCCTTTGAAATCCGCATTAACAAGTATAATATCTTCTTCTGGTTTATAATAAATTGTCATGCTGCTAAGTGGTGAATCTGGGAACTTCTCTAAAAACTTCCCTGCTTCTTTCCCTGTCAGATCACCAACATGACAAGCGTAAATTCCTAACTCTTCGTTCAATACTGTATAATTCATTTTGTTATTCTCCTTGATTTTCTCACTATTTTGCATTTCTGCGACCATGTTATTTCTTCCCTTTCCGCTTTCTTTTTGCTTCCTGTACTCCATCAATCCAATATTGCACCCCTTTTACTTCTCTATCTTCCAGGCATAACACATCACGAACGATTATCGCTCTTCTGTAGTCTGCTTCTGATAATCCTTTGTATTCTACATCGTCTACCATTTTTCTAAGCAGTTCCACAATCTGGTACATATTTCTCAAAATTATGGGGTTCTTACATTTATCAACGGATTCTTTTATAGCTGCTCTACATGGCCGCTTTGTCAACTTGCATTCTTCCATGTCCTCTTAATCTCCCATTTTGTGGCATTTCGCCCTTTAGAGGATAAATAATACCTCTAAGGGTTTTCATCTGCCTAAATCCCATTAACAAACCACTCTGACGGGCTTAGAATGGATTCTAGGTTGTCCGGTACTATGCCACTTCTTTAAATATCTATACTTCTGTTTCTGCCATCAACTTTTTAATTACTCTTCTTAGTTTGAATCGAAGATATACGTCTCTCGATACCTCACAGACTTTCTTTTTGCACTTCCAGAGGTAGGAGCGGCATAAAAACTCTAAAATATAGCACTGTTTTAGTTCTTCTCCATTCTCATTCTGATACTTTTTTCTATCCCGAATAGACATTTTAAGGAATCCATTGATAAGTTCTATCAAGCTCATATTCCTCAACTCCTTGGCCATAGCATTAATTTCATTCGTGACTGCTTCTTCCTGGCAGAGCATCACAAACGTATCTGCAAGTTTCTCTCCCGGAATATACCCTAACAATATATCTCTGCTCTTTCCCATTCCGTCCGAAGTCAAATTAATATCGTACTGATCTAAACCGGCCGGCATAACGACTTCTATCCCTTCCACTGCCAAATCTGCAAAGTCCGCCCCGTTAATAATACGAGAACAGCACACATGGAAATAACTCTCCATGTTATTTGACTGTAAAAGTTTTAATACACTGACTCTTCTACTTCTGACATCATTCCTAGCTTTTATTGCCGATTGTATGATTGCTTTTATTTCTGACATTGTTCTTGTCCTTTCTTTGTCTGATTTCATTGTATTTGATGGGTTAATTTGCCCCGTAAATCCATTTTAACTGTTTATAGGCATCATTTATCCTAAGCAACTTTAAAATGGATTTATGGTAGTCTGTAGATGCTGTATGGTCCATGTATTAAATTAATCATACTCATGCACTAACACCAAAAAGGCATTACCTGGCATATACTCATGTGAATTTCTCCATGGGTCATTATGTGCCACAATATCGAACCAGCTTATCAGGATCCAGAGAAGGAACAACACTGTAAGTATTAAAATCAAGTTCTTTGTTGTATTTAAAATTAACTTTTTCATGATTACCTCTTTCACTTTCTGGTAAACCATGCTAAAATAATCCTGGTTTTTGGTGCATGATTTCCCATGTGCTTTGTCCATTCTGGAGCGGCCAACTTCGGAATGGACTTTTTTTATTTTGATTTCTCTATCAATTTTCGTATAACTTATTACGGAAATTTCAATGTCATCTTTTGTCAGCTTCAAAACGCTGCCTCTTTCGCTTCTTTCTGATCTGCCCCGTTTAGGAGCTCTTTCTTTCGCTGTTCTGCTAATCCATTGCGAACATTTACAGGCGGTAAGTCTATATTGATAGACAAATCCTCAATGAGTGCTATTACTTTGCTGTCTCCTGTTAATTTGCTTATCTCGCAGGAACTGATATAAATAATTGGCTTATACTGGCTCATACGGTACGAAATAAGATTTCTTAGAATGTCTTTATCCCAGTCCGTCTTACCGCCGCCCATATCATCAAGGATTAATAGTGTGCATTCCCGGTATTCCCGGTTCTTCTCAAGCTTCTGGTCTCCTTTACCTTTCATAAGGTCTAGATAGTCCGAGACAGTGGTATATTTCACAGATACATGATTAATTCGTTTCATGATTGCGCTGGCAACAACGCATCCTAAAAGCGTTTTACCGCTCCCATGTGCCGCTGAATTGATATATAAGCCTATGCCCCTTGGACAAAATCCCGGTTCATTATCTCCTTTGCTGTTTTTGACGGTTTCGAATCCTATGATGTATTTATTAAGATTTCCTTTGATACTTTTTGTGACATCCTCACAAGTTACCCCATACAAAGACCAGTTAAAATCCTCTGACTCTTTCTCTAAGTACTTCCGGGGCATATAACTACGCTTCTTCCGCTCCTGGTATTCGCCATTCGTCACTTTATTATCATCTTTCCAGTGTCCGGTAGGTGCATGACCTACCATGTCTTTCGTATACTCCATATATCCATGAAGGTTCCCGTCTTCATTATCAACCCTGTGACGGTGTACTTTTTCTCCCAGCTCTGACTCGTCTCTTACTTTTTCCTGCAATCTTTTAGCAATTTCCGCTGTACTTGGCGAGGTATTCGTCCATAAGTCGCTTCTGTCGCTGTTCTTCTGTCTCTGGCGCTGCATTGTTCTCACCCCCCGCGTTCAAATATTCTATAAACGGTTTACTACTTCCAAAAAAGGTCTTACCCCACTTTACAAACCTGTCCTCTTTCTTGCACTCGGCTATATATGCCCTGGTAGCGGTCAAAAGCTCCTGTTCTGTATATCCTTCTTTCACTCGTGCCTTATATGCCTTGTATGCCGCTTTCTTGTCTTTCTTACAGTCATATATCTTCCAAACTTCCTCAAAGGCTTCGCTATATTCTTCTTTAGGTTTCGCCTTTTTAGGCTTGTCTGCCGCTTCATTTGCTGGCTTTTTATCTCCTGAAGAACCACCCTCTTGATACTTAGCATAGTTAATAACCGTAATCGTACGACATCTGCCCACTGTCTCGCTTTCTATCTCCCCGGCTGAAATCAAATGATTTATTGCTGTTCTTATATTTCGAACCGAACAACCCAATTCGTTAGCCAAATTTGACAATGATGTTGTAAAGCTTCTACTTTCCGGGTCAGCCTTTAAAAGACAGTGAATAAACAGACGGCTTGTATGTATATCTTTGTACCATTGCCAATCCAAAAAACTTCTGTCTATATTCACCAAATCAACCGCTCCTTTCTTCTGCACCTGTCACTTCTTTGTCACTTCTTTGTCACTTCCTTGTTGTTTCCTTGTCAGCTATCAAATACTTATCATAGTTATAGACCGTAATTATGTGGTATTTGTCTATTACTGCATTTGTCACTTTCTTGTCAGCTATCAGACACTTTATTGCTGTTCTAACATTTTGCACTGAATAACCCAATTCGTTAGCCAAATTTGAAAGTGTTGTTTTAAAGCTTCCCGTTTCTGGATTAGCCTTTAACAGGCAATGTACGAATAAACCACTATGCAAGCGGTTTTTACACCACTCCCAATCCAAGATTTTTCTGTCTATTTTCACAAAATTACTGTCATTCATTATGACTCTTTTTTTCTTTCTCATCTGCCAGTTGGTACAATTATGTACCGACAAGTTGGAACACACCCTATATATACTCTATACTACTCTATACTATACTAACCTATACTGGGGCAACCGTCCGTCAACCGTTTGGCAACCATTTGGCAACCGTTTGGCAACCAAGATTATAAATCCCGTTATTATCTCTCAAATTAGAGTATTCTTTCTGGTATATAGTGGGTGCATAACGGTCTTTGCGAATCTGGTTATTTATTTTCCAGTGCGTTATTACTACCACGCCATTTCCCACTGGTAAGACATATTCTTTGGCCGCCAATATTCTCAAATCATCGTCATTACAGCCGCACATTTTTGCTATTCTTTTTGGAGCGGATACAAAGCCGTCATCATCTGCGTGCATTCCCAAATGAAAATATAAAGCCTGTGAGCTGGTTGGCATATCAAGGAATTTGTCAGTGTCTGTTACGTCAAGGCTAAACATTCTACGCTTTGCCATTATTCTTCCTCACTTTCCACAACACCGCCATACATACGGTCATTAAAATAAGCCCGGCTTACCTTTCCTCGGAAGGTAAGGAACCCTTTTTCTGCCAACTCTTTATTGAGCTGTGCAATGATTTTATAGCTCTTACTCTCTGAAATACCGCACAAAGCGGCTACTTCTTTAGCTGTGTACACCTGCTTAGTCATTCTTATGCATCTCCTTTCTTGCTTCTTCAATCATTCTCATAAGTTCCTCATGTTCTTTCAAGAGCTGCTCATGCCGCTCCTTTTCTTCCTCTACCAGATCATGCAAGAACTGCTCTAAACTTCTATCTTCCGTCATTCTCCTACCCCCTGTAATACAGCTAATTTTCTCTTACAGTCCTGATAAATTTCTTTATATGGCTTATTTTCCTCTATACCTGAGTCAATGGTTTGTGCTATAATAGATTCGGCAACAGTTATAACACTTAGCTGTATTTCGGTAGCGGCTTCTCGACTACTTACACCGGCGGTTTGGTTGGTTAGTCTGGTGTAGTTGGTATAGAGTCTTCCGGGGTGGCTGCTACCCTGTGCTGTTGCATATTCTACAAGGCGCTGTATAGCGTCTGTTTCTTTTTTACGGGTTTTCTTTCCAAGCTGGCGGCTTTCCTGCCATGCAGGAGTCTGTTTTTCTCTGATAATGCTTTCCATGCGGTTAAACGCTGTTATGTACTTCCATTTCCATTCATTAGCCTTTTGCCCTGTAAATCCCATGACTAAAAATGTAAAGCCATCACGATTCATGTAATACATCTTATTGCTTTTTCCTGTACTATCTTTGTATGTTGATTCCTTGAAGCACTGAGCCCACTCTTGAGCCGAGTCACTGCCCTCAATTTTGAGGAGAGCGGAAATTTCACGCAAAATATTATCATGTCTCTTTCCAAAATTTTGAGCCACCTGCAAGCTGTCACATACAGCCGTTTCATTACGAATACAAATAATTTCGTTCAAATAATTACTCCTTTCTATCTTCTTTCACTCCTGAAAATTCAGTAGTGCACCTTTAGGTATCCACTATTTTGTGGACACTCTACCGCTGCCACGTTATTAACGGATTCAATCTTGATTTGGTTGACTGGAACGCTGAGCACAATTTTGTGCTGAGTTTTTCGCTGTCAAGTTTTTCCCCATAAACCCCTAATATTTTTGGATACATTTTTATTCGCTTTTTCCCTTTAATTTCGGTTTCTAAATCCTTAGAGGATAAATAACACCTTGAAAGGGTTAGGGGTTCTGTAATTTGCTTCTGGAAGCAATCTACAAAGCTTAAACGGTAGCTTTCGGCTTTCTCTGTATCCTCACGCTTCTGAAAGAAATAAATTTCTTAGGGCAAATATATGTCTTGCCTACAATCTCCCCTGTACTTTCTAACCGATGAACCTCTTTCAATTTCCATTCTGTATCCGGTAAAGCAATTAATTTATCTAATTTCGTCATGGTTGTACTGTCAGAGGTATAAACTGTTGCTGTGTCCTCGTCTCTCATGAAATTTATATTAGTTTCCTGCTCATAAATTGGTAAACCCATATTGTTTCATTCTCCTTTCGTGTTTTCACTCATTCCAACACCGCCGACCAAAGCGTGTTATTCTTCTGTTTCAATGATTTCTAAGACATCTACACCAAGAACCTTAGCAAGTCTTCCGGCTGTTTCTGGCTTAATGTTTTTACCTGTCATTGCATTGGTGAGCGTTCCTGCTGGAAAACCAGCCGCTACAATTTCCTTCTGACCCATACAGGCCCTTGCTTTCGCAAGTTCTAATTTCTTTCTGTTGATTTTCATTCTTTTACCACCTTTCAAAGTTGTGTTTGTTATATTTCGAATGTTATCACCACTTTTTAAAGTTGTCAATAGTTTTTTTACAACTTTTTTTAGTTGTGTTTATAATAATTACGTGGTAAAATATCAGCCAAAAGGAGTGCAAAATATTATGAGTTTCGCGAACAGATTGAAATATGCCCGAAAAAGGCAATGCTTGACCCAAGAACAACTTAGTAAAAAAAGCGGTCTTTCAACATACACAATACAGCGTTATGAGTATGGGAAACTAAATCCTAAAAAAAATACTGTTGCAAAGTTGGCTAACGCTTTAGGCCTTAGTTATCATTACACACAGAATGGCGAACCGTATTTTTATGATTTTGTTGATACCGTAGAAAGTTCAGAGTATGAGGAAGCTAGGGAATTTAACCAATATCAATATAAAGACGCTTTAGAAAAGACTTTTAATGAAATCAAAGACACAGAATCACCGCCCGGTGTAACTTCCGGAGCTTCGGCTATCATAAAAGAACTACTCGAAGATATAGAACCCGTAAGGGCTATGTTTGGCACTGATAATAAAAAACATTCAAAGAAAGAATTAGATTTGTTCTGTGGCCCAGGCGGTATATCTTTGTGCTTTCCTGAAAAGATAGCCGACAACATCGAAAAACTAAACAAACAAGGACAAGAAAAACTCTATAACTACTCTTGTGATCTATTAGAAATCGAGAAATACCGAGCAAAAGACACGTCAAAGCAGGAAACTCCCCCACCAGAGCAAAACAATACTGCTCCTGATACACTTCTGGCAGCACACCAGAGAGAAGATATAGAACCAACTAAAGAGGGAACACAACACGATTTGGATATTATGAACGATGATTCAAAATGGGAATAGATGCCCTTACTTCTGGTAGAAGCCTTTTAGAATCCGGCCAGAGCACAACACCGCTCCCCACATGGGAATTATGCGGCTTTTCGTGCTTTTGTGCCGGCGCAATTCTCCAGATCAGAACAAAAATAGCACCCCTCTATTTCTAGGAGTGCTATAAACACATTTATTATACTTACGAGGAGAAGTACTAGAGTACTCACAGTTGCTTTATTATATGCCGCTCCTGCTTCTCTGTCAATGATACCTTGAAAACATAATATACTTAACCGGGGAGCCGGGGGACGTGCCGCACCCGTCCGAGCCTGTTCGGAGGTGGTGCCTTATGAGTACATACGAAGAATTACAACTCATTGTATCCGTTGCGGTGCTTATTGTTGCAATACTGAATTATACACATAAAAAATAGCCGTCCTATGCTCTGGTAAAGTCAAGACAGCTATTTTTTAATAGTCTTTATATCGCCGGGCGGGTAAGTAGCAGTTACCTTCCGGCTTTCCTGTTAAGTATATTATATTCTATGCCGCTCCTATTGTCAAACAGAACATAAATCTAAAATATGCTATACTTTCATTCATTCCAACACCGCCGACCAGCAACAGAAAGGAATGATAAATATATGCCAGCATATTACAACGATGAAAGCAAGAAATGGTATTGTAAATTTTATTATAAGGATTGGCAGGGAAACCACAAACAAAAGAAAAAGAGCGGCTTTGAGCGTAAGAAAGATGCTTTAGAATGGGAGCGGTCTTTTCTGGATAAGTTAGCAGGTAGCCCGGATATGGCTTTCTCTGACATGGCAGAGCTTTACTTGAAAGATAAAGAACTGCATACCAAACTAAAGACATATAAGACTAAGAAACACCGTATAACAGCATGGATACTGCCCTATTTCAATGAACAGGCTGTGAACGATATTACCGCTACCGACATTCGAGAATGGCAAGGAACACTAAAAAACGCTACTGGAGCAACAGGAAAACCTTTAAGCCCCGGCTATATGCAGAATCTTGTAACGGAACTATCTGGAATCTTTAATTTTGCTGTACGTTTTTATGGGCTTCCTGTGAATCCTTGCAATGTTGCCGGGAATATGGTGGGAAAGAAGCGAAAGAGTATTGATTTCTGGACGAAAAAGGAATTTGACCGCTTCATATCAACCTTTGATAAGCCAGACCCTTATTACATAGCATTTCTTACACTGTACTATACTGGGATGCGAATAGGAGAATTGCAGGCACTCACTTTTGCTGATCTAGATTTAAAGAGTGGTATCATCCACATAACAAAGACCTATTCTGTAATTGACGGGAAAACAGTTATCACAACCCCTAAGACTCCAAAGTCTGTACGGGATATATTAATACCTGCTTTCTTGTGTGAAATTTTAGAAGATTACAAGAAAAGATATTATAAACCGCTACCAGAAACAAGAGTCTTTCAAATGTCCCGGCAGCCATACAGAGAACAGATGAAACAACATTGTGATATAGCAGGCGTAAAGAGAATAAGACTCCACGACCTGCGGCACTCTCATGCTTCTCTGCTTATTGAATTAGGTTTTTCTGCTTTACTGGTATCGGAACGATTAGGACATGAAAGCGTATCAACCACACTTGATATTTACTCTCACTTATTCCCATCCAAACAAAGCCAAATGATAGAGCGGCTTGATAAGCTGTGTGAGGGGAATTATAAATAAAATAGTACCTTTTTAGTACCTTAGAGATAAAAGAAAAGCCTAATAACCGCTATATCAGTAGTTGTTAGGCTTTTGTCGTGCGGATAACAGGAATCGAACCTGCACTCCGAAGAACTAGATCCTAAGTCTAGCGCGTCTGCCAGTTCCGCCAT